ATCGTCCCGCAAATAGCAGAGGAAATAGGATATGCAATCAGAACGGCAGAAACTGGATAACAGAAGACTTAACGTAACCCGTCTTCTGAAAATGACAAACCAGAAATACCATGTGTCATTTGGCATCGAACCAGAAACATATAGAATAGGAGAGGTGTTCATACGGGGGTCCAAGATCGGAAGCGACATGGATATTCTGCTGGATGACGCAACTGTGATATTATCCCTTGCGCTACAGTACGGAGTTCCCTTGGACCAGTTGATACACAGTCTGCATACGGGTCGGGAAGAAGGAGGCACTTCGGTTTTGGCACAGGCGATTGTTTTAATGGATGATGAGAGACATAAAAATGCTTGAAGTTTCATTAATGTGTCTTGCCCTAAACGTTTATTACGAAGCCAGAAACCAGTCGGTGGAGGCCCAGATCGCGGTTTCTCAGGTCGTAATGAACAGGGTCAGTGATCCACGGTTCCCGAATACCGTATGCAACGTCATAAAGCAGGGCGTTCACTCCCGCGTCACGGGTCAGCCTCTGAAATGGAAATGTCACTTCAGCTGGTATTGTGACGGCAAGAAAGACACCCCCCTCGACCTTGATGCGTACAGATGGGCGCACGTCATTGCGCGGCATGTGTTATCCGGTAATTCAGGGGATCTGGTGCAGGGCGCCACGCACTATCACGCCTTCTATGTGTCCCCGAAGTGGAGAACAAGGAAAACATGGATAGCCCAGATAGGGGATCACATATTTTACAGGTGGGAAAAGTGAAGAGAGGACAAGGATGATCGAAACATGCAGATGGTGCGGGAAAACAGTCACCCCTGAAGAATGTATGGCGGAACCTGTTATAGGCGGGGATAAGGTTGTCTGGCTATGTCAGTGCGGCGAAATCGTAACCGATCCGGACGAACCCCGGGTGAGCGCATCAAGCTCATAGCCCATGCAATCCAGAAGCTGTTCCACCTTGTAGATGGACGGCTCCTGTATCTTCCGGCGCTCATAATTCTCAATTGTGCTGGTTCCGACACCAGACAATGCAGAAAGTTCAGGTCTGGTTAGACCCGCTTCCTTTCGTATTGACATTAGAATTGTCGCCCAATGATCAGGTTTCTCTTCCTGGCTTGGCAATTACTTCCCCCAACAAGGCTATCCCGGTGCAATATCCACTAGTCGTTGCTTCCTTGAAAAAGATACTATACGAGTTCTTCCCTAAAAAAAACAAATACAATATTCCTTGTTTGGATAAGCCTTTGAAAATAAAGTATTCTTTATGGTACGAAGTAATCTTGATAACGTCGGCGTAAGTTGGGAGACAGAAAACGTGACCGGCAGGTATAATGAGGGCTTTTGACAATCCCTGTTTCGTAACGTCAACTTGGGGGTCGGCTGTTTTGAGAGGTTCCTGAACTGTCTCTGTGGTTTGACAGGCGACAGTAATGCACATTAGAATTATTAAGCTAATGCTTTGTTTCGTCTTGAAAATCTTCAAAAACATCATTGTACGTGACCGCAGAGTCTCCTGCCATAACACCAAGGGTAACGCTCATAAGCTTGGATATAAGATAACAAACAAGCGGCATTCCCATTTTGTCGGCGCCTTTTTCAAGAGCGACACGAAAAAGAACGACTGTTACTGCTTCAGGAGAAAGGTCTTCCTTGTTTTCATCCGCGAACTTTTTGGTACGCTCGTAAAACTCCTCGATATTACTCATCGTGAAGTTCTTTTAGTTTTTTTAGAATACAACGCCCGGATTTCCTTGTCACTAGGGCAACCTTCAGCAACCGTAACGAGGAATGATATCTGCTGTGCCGGTGAGCGATGGTTCTTTTCTGCCATGGACCATAACTTTTTCCAGATGGGAATAGGCACGGCCACACTTTTATATTTTGTAATGTCAGGCATTTAATAACTCCTTTTGAATTGGTTTAACGATCCAGTGAACTGGACATTGGGCATGGTCTATTTGCCGGGCCATGTATTCGGCTGTCACATTATTCTCTGCATGGTGGAGAGTTACATTGGTACTGTCGGCCGAAGAAAATGGCCATTGCTTACCCCCCATGGAAAGTCCTCTCATCATGTGGACCCAGGGCAATGGACCGTGGTTGGTTAACGTATTAAAGGCTTCATCTATTCTGCGCTCCCATTCGGAAGTACCGATCTGCCAGTATTTACCGCTTGATCCAAAGGCAATTTTTCCAAACCCCAGATCCCATAGTCGGAGAAGATGATCCATGGATTCAGACAGATGCCATACTACCGCTGCGCAGTCTTCACGGTGGGGCCATTGCTTGATCAAGGCGAGATTATCTTCTTCTTCCCCGTCTATCACGTCAGGGACCACCGCCCAGTGGGGATGACCCAGACGCGCCTCCACCCACGCATAGAACTTTTCCCATTGGGTTGGCACTTCCTTGGTGAAAAAACTAAACGCTCCGTTGTCCCACATCACGCTTTGACCAATCCGCATACATACGTCAGCGTCACGGGGGTCGCCGTAGGAAACGCAAAAGTGTTTCCCTGCCATCCCCCATAGTTCCGATCGGGGGGTTAGAGGTGTGCCGTGGTAATGGATCATTGTCTTTTAAGCATCCACCACACAACCAGAGCACCCGCCATCTTGGCAACAGTCATCAAGATTGTATTAAGAATTGAAAAGTGACCGATCATGGCCAGGAAAACGCCACTGTCCAGCGGTGTTGAAACAATGCTCGAGATCAGGATGCGGTCAGCAAAGGGTTTTCTGGTCCATGTGTAGATACCCCAGTCAGCGGATTCTGATATCAGGAACGCCGTTACCGAAGCCAGTGCAACGAAGGGGTCCGCCATAAGCCAGGAAAGAAACCCGGCCAGGATCATGGCCCCGATAACCTTATGCCCTATTTCACGCTGGGCAAAGTCACGGGCAACAAATATAAGGCCGACCGCTAAAGATAACGGGGGAAACATTTCTCCAAAAACAGGAACAAGGGGAACGACACTGAAGCCAATGTTGATGAGAACAATTACTGCAACGTAGGCTATTGTCCATGGTTTAATGAGAGGATGTAAATTTTCTCCATACAATAGGATTCTTTTTCCGTACATTTTGAGTACTCCTTGATAAAACTTGTTTCATATGATCCGGGCAAAAGGCAAGAAGGGAACCTTTTTCAACAGGTTCGTGACAGAATTGTTTCTCATTACTCAGCCATTTGCAGTGCTTGAAGGTTCCTATTTTTTCAAAGTCTCCAAACCTGTCGATGGGACGTTTGCCGTCATCCACTGTAGGAGGTTTTCGATACATGCCTAATCGGTTGAGCTTACCCGCCACTGCTGAACGGTTGGTGCCAAGCTCACGGGCAATTTCCAGAAAGGTCAATCCTTTACGGAAAAGCTTCTTGAGCTTGTTAGTCCTGGCCAGGGGCCATGCATGAGTGTACTGGTTCATTGCATCACCGCAAATATGAGGTAGATAAATCCTCCTATAACAGCCAGACCGAATAGAAGGTGGATAATGGACTGTAGCATTAGTCATTCCTCACTTTTAAAAATATCGCGTATAACATTGTCCCCTGGAAGGTTGAATGGTCCAAAGTCTTCCTGTGCAGACGGTGTGGAGTGGCGAAAGGGGTGCGTTAAGCCGGTTGATGGACCTTTCCACTCATCATCCCATGTCTCGTCATGAATCAAGGTAGGGTCTGGGTGCGCGATATCTTTTAACAAGTCGGAGCAATCCTTTAATACATCATTTGGAATTTCCCAAAGTGGTTTCCCTAGATCGTTGTAATCTTTTTTCCACTTCTCCCTAAGTTCCACTTTAAGATCCTTCGCATCAAAATATCCCTTTACCCAGCAATGAGGACTTTGTACGCAAACTAAAACATAAATACGATCGAGCTTGTCCCCCGGCCGTATTATTAAATGATGCCATGTCTCACTAATTGTACGCACTTCCCATCGGTAAACGTCAGCTAAGGTTTTAAAAGTATTTACATGACCGGGGAAAAAAACATTTAATGCTTTGGCAACGGCCATTTCCCCCAAAACTCCCTGCCTCTCCCTATATTCATGCTCTTCATTACTTTCGGAGAAGCCTTTTTTAAGACCCTTCTTCCTGGATTGGGATGTACGTTCTCGACCAACCGCTTCAGCCATAAGTATTTCTGAATCAGTCAGGGTTACCCTAAATTTATCAGACATATTAATTTCTCCTGTTATAAAAAATGTAGCGGTATTAACCTTGGGCCTAATGTACGACTTCCCAGCCGCGACTGCCGACCATTCAGGCTAACTTTTTCGTTTGAAAGGTGACGCTGACCCCGCTACCAGCCGACGTGTCTAAGGCAGTCCTCATGAATTATTTTCATTCTCTTTTCGACGGAGGTTATATCTTCGTGCTGTGGCCTTACCCTTCTCTGATTTTCTATAACGAGCAAGACAAATCTTTCGATTGGCCTTACCCTTCTCTGATTGGTTGTAACGGTCCTGGCTAATTTTCCGTTTTTCGGCAGTTGTTGTCATACTAACCACTCCTTGAGTTGTTCCCCCATCACCTGACTGGCAATGTTGAGTTTGGCACGGAGAGACTTGACTATCTTTTCGTCGATGGTCCCTTCCGCAATTAGATCCACATAAGTAACAGCATTCCGTTGGCCTATGCGGTGCGCCCGATCCTCGCTCTGCATCCGCACAGCGAGATCGAAACTGTTTGAAAAGTAAATTACGTTCCGGGCAGCGGTCAGTGTTAGACCGTATCCTCCCGTTTGGGGGTTACCCACAAAAAAGAAAGCATCCCCATTCTGGAATTTGTCCACGGCCGCAACACGATCGTCATCAGAAGTATCTCCAAAGTAATCGACTGCCTTCCCGTTGCCGTACTTGTCAATTAACGCTTTCTTGATACGTTGCACATCGTAACGGAACCGCGCCCAGATGATGGTTTTACCTTCCATTTCATCAAGGCATGAGAGAAGTTCGCCAAGCCGATTGTCCTTGATCTCCACCAGTTCGCCATGATCGGTTTTGGTATGACCGGAGAGAACCTGTTGCATCCTGAGTAACTGGGTCATGACATTAGGGGCCGTCATGAATTCCCCGTTATCCAGGTTAGCCAGTGCAAACTCCTTTAGCTCATTGTAAATTCTGGTCTGATCAGGGGTAAGGGAAACACTTCTCTGGGTATAGATTTTCTCAGGCAGATCCAGACATTCGTCTTTTGTTATGCGGGATGAAAACTTTTTCAGAAGTTCCGACAGCTTCTCCAGGTCACGGTATCCTACAACACGATTGAAGGTATGGGTGCCTACGCTACTTTTTTTCATGATGGCGTAGCGATACTGAAACTGGAAAAAGTTATCCCCGCAATCCCCCAGTAGTGTCTTGTCCATAAATCTGCATTGCGCCCACAAATCCAGAGGCGATTGCGTAACGGGAAAACCTGTAAGGATGCGACGATATTTGGCCAGTGACCCCAGCTTTATAAGTGTCTTGGTTCGCTTGGCCTTCGGACTCTTGATAGTAGTCGATTCGTCCACTGCCAGTAGGGACGTAGAGCGTTGCAGAAGAGCTTCGAGGTATTTGCGTCCCTTACTAGTGGACAATGCCTCAACGTTCATAAGGAACACTCTGAGACCCCCTGACGGGGAAAGAAAAGTGTTGAGGGTCTTCCTGTTGGATTTGGTATTTGCCGGGTTCCACACCACAATGTTGGCATCGATCCTGTCAGGCAGATGAGCGGGAAGCTCAAGGTTAGCCCAGTTTCGATAAACCCCTTTGGGAGCAATCACAATGAGCGTATCAATTTCATCCCTTTCAAAAAGCATGGCGGCATTGTCAATACAGACTTTGGATTTTCCGGTCCCCATTTCCATCAGCCACGCCCAATTGGAATAAGTCCAGCAGGTAGCCAGGATACTGGCCTGATGCTCGTAGGGGGGTGTCTTGAACTGGTAACCCATGATTGATGGATTATATACCATGATTTTCTATTTGCAATAGCGAAATAAGTTGCTATATTATGCTCATAGAAAGGAGAACTTGATGTCTGTGTACGTAACACAGGAAAACCCCAAGGTCGATATCGTGTCGGCAAATCAATGGGGTGATCTTGTTCCCCTCGCATCTCCTTTTGATCAGATTCACATGAACCCCGGGCGGGTTGTTTCGCTTATCAGGCGAAAGCTCAAGGGGTTTACTGATGATGATTGGTTATTGGCGATGGGGGACCCGGTCATAATCGGCATCGCATTTGCGGTTGCTGCAAATGTCAACCAGGGACGAGTTAACATACTCAAGTGGGATAAAATGGAGAAGACCTATTATCCTGTGCGGGTAAGTGTTCGTGGTGGCATTGAAGAACTTTAACCCTGACGAGGAGATACGTGATGAACGAAGACGTATGGAAAAGCATTGAAGCTGATGCTGACGCCTTTAAGGACTTTACTACGGAAGCCGGTTCTGAATTATCTGCCCTGATCCGCCAAACTCTGGATCTTAACAAGGCAATTGATAAATCGGAAGAAGCATTCAAGACCCTAAAGAGACAGCGTGATCGTTATCTGTTCGAACTGATTCCTGCAAAGATGCAGGAAACCGGAGCTTCCAAGGTGGAAGTTGACGGGCATTCGGTCAGTCTTTCGCCTTTTGTTTCGGGAACTCTGCCTAAAGATCCAATTCAGAGAGAGGTAGCCTTTTCTCATCTGCGCGATATTGGAGCCAGTGACTTTATAAAGAACGAAATCAGTGTTTCGTTTGGAGTGACTGAGGACAATCGTGCAAAGTCAGTTCAGGCTGATCTTGAAGAACAGGGTTTTGACACACGTGCCAAAACCTGGGTCGAACCCATGACGCTGAAGAAACTTATTCGGGAGCGTCACGAAAACAATCAGGAAATCGATCTTGAAATCTTCAATGCACACATTGGAACAGTAGCCAAGATTAAAGGAGTATGAACCATGGCTAAGAAAACAAATGGCGGATTATCCGCCGAATTAGAAAATGCTTTTGCCGAAGATTCCGGTAAAGGTTTTGAAGAAGTATTAACCTCAGACATGCAGATTCCTTTTCTGAGGATGATCCAGTCACTTTCCCCCCAGGTTAACAAAAATGAACCGGGCTTTATTGAAGGCGCCTCAGTGGGCGATATCTTCAATACGGTAACCCAGAGATTCTGGACTGGTGGAGAAGGCGTCAGTGTTATTCCGGTCTATTTCCAGCTGAAGTTTCTGGAATTTGTCCCCAGAGCGGAAGGCGGCGGATTTGTCGGGGAACTCACGCCTGACCTGGATGTATTCAAAAACAGCAAAAGAGATCCAGACACTGGACTTGAAATTCTGAAGAATGGGAATGAGCTTGTTCGAACCGCTCAACACTACGTCAAGATCATGCATGATGACGGCACACTGGAAAGTGCCATTGTGGATATGAAAAAGACCCAGATGAAAAAATCAAAAACGTGGTTGTCCATGATGTACATGCAAAATCTCAATGGGAAAAGGCTACCCAGTTATGCCAACACCTACCGTCTTAAAACAGTCCAGGACGGTAACGACAAGGGGAAGTGGACTTCCTGGTCAATATCCCTTGAAGGAGTGGTGACCAGCATTAAGGCATATAATGAGGCGAGGGAATGGAAACCTGCCTCGCTTAACGTTCTTCTTCCACCCGAAGAAATGACCCCCATTACGGATCAGTCGGCCGAAGACGTTCCATTTTAGTTAGGGAAACCCCCGTCGAAAGACGGGGGTAGTCTTCCATGAGTCCGACAGAAAGATTTATTTCCCTTTTTAAAGGGTACAACGGAGCGCATGGCCAGACCACGGTTGTCAATGATAACCGAGAAGGCAAGAAAAAGGCCAAAAGCTTCATTGTCCGTGAACCGTTGACAGTTGATCTCGTCCGGGATCATCTGGACGGCAAAGTGGGGGTGGGCAGCATCCCAATCGATGAAACCAATTGCTGTTGGTTTGGGGCATTGGACATTGACGATTACAATCTCGACCTGATCTCCCTGTATAAGAAAATTAAAAAGCTGAAACTTCCCCTGGTTCTTTGCAGATCCAAATCGGGGGGTGCTCATTTATTCCTGTTCATGTCCGAAAGTGTTGCGGCGTCAGAAATCCGTGACAAACTGGCTGAGTTTTCTTCAGCATTGGGATGGGGGACCTGCGAAATTTTCCCCAAGCAGGAGGAGGTAATAGTAGAACGCGGTGATGTTGGAAATTTCATAAATCTCCCATACTTTAATTCAAGGCATACCACGCGGTATGCTCTGGACAAGAAAGGTGAAAGCCTGTCCCTCGAAGAGTTTCTTGACGTTGCAGAAAGTGCGAGGGTTGATTTCAAGACATTAAAGGAATGTGTCATTGGAATTGATGCTTCGGTGTTTCCGTATGGGCCTCCCTGTCTGCAACAAATAGCTAAATTTGGGATACCTGAAGGCGGGAGAAATAATACCCTGTTAAATGTTGGGGTCTATTTCAAAATGGTCGATCCGGCTAACTGGAAACAGTTGCTGGAGAAAGCCAATCAGGACTATTGCAGTCCCCCCTTACCAGCTTCTGAAATCGTAACCATCCAGCAGCAACTGGAAAAAAAGGAATATATCTACACATGTAAGCAGGAACCCCTGCACAGTCATTGCAACCGTGCCTTATGCAGAACACGCAAATATGGCATCAGTACCAGCCAGGGAGCGGCTACGCTTGGCGGATTAACTGTGGTGGAATCTGAACCTCCTGTCTGGTTTGTGGATGTGGACGGTTCCCGTCTGGAACTTGCAACCAAACAATTGCAGATGCAGGTGGAATTTCAGAGGGCGTGTATGGAACAAATGTACAAGATGCCCCCT